AAGAATGATCCGGCTCACTGGTTTAATCACTGGGTATGGACTTATGATCCACGGGGCATGCCTTTTGGATTGCCGGCGAATATTCCTTTTGTTTTGCGTCCGGGTCAGGTTGAACTCGTAGATTGGCTGATTGAACGTGAAAGTACCCAGACCCATGGCTTGATTGAAAAGAGCCGTGATGAAGGGATGTCCTATGTGGTGTTGGGCTTCTATCTGCACCGGTGGTTATTTGTTGAAGGCTTTGCGGGTGGCGTCGGTAGTCGTAAAGAAGATCTGGTGGATAAGAAAGGCGATCCGAAAACGTTACTGCACAAATTCAGGGATATGTTTTCCAAGCTACCAGACTGGATGAAGCCTAAGGGCTTTGTCGAGAAAGTGCATGACAACTATATGCGAATCATTAACCCAGACAACGGCGCAACCGTTACTGGTGAGGCTGGTGACAACATTGGCCGTGGTGGTCGTACCACAATGTACTTTCTGGATGAATGGGCATTCGTAGAGCGTCAAGAAGCAGTAGACGCTGCAATTTCTCAAAATACAAACGTACATATCAAGGGATCCACACCAAACGGTATTGGGGACAAGTTTCACCAGGATCGTTTTAGTGGGCGTTACGCCGTATTTACCATGGCATGGCGGGATAACCCAGATAAGAACTGGCAGGTCGAGTTTAATGGCAAATTAATCTACCCCTGGTATGAAAAACAATTGGCTACTCTTGATGACATCGTTTTAGCCCAGGAAGTTGATATTGATTATGCCGCATCGGTAGAAGGTGTGTTGATTCCATCAGCATGGGTGCAAGCTGCCGTCGATGCTCATCTTGAATTAGATATTCAGCGGTCAGGCGAACGGATGGGTGCACTTGATGTGGCGGATGAAGGTAGGGATAAGAACTCTTTTGCTGCACGTCATGGCATCGTACTGCAGTATTTGGATACCTGGTCCGGCGTTGGTGATGACATCTTTGGAACGACTCAGAAAGCCATTGATGCCTGTCTGGATCTACGCTTGAACTCGTTTTACTACGATGCTGACGGCCTTGGTGCTGGTGTACGTGGTGATGCCCGAGTCATTAATGAGCAGAATCGATCTAAAGGAATACCAGAGATCGAGGCAAATCCATTCCGTGGCTCAGGTGCGGTACACAATCCTGAGCAGGAAATGGTTGAGGCGCGTAAAAATGTAGACTTCTTTGCCAATCTTAAAGCTCAGATGTGGTGGTCATTGCGTATCAGATTCCAGAATACTTATCGAGCCTTACAGGGTATGCAATATGACCAGGACAATCTTATTTCGCTCTCTACCAAAGACATAAACAAGCAGGAGCTTGAACAGCTCAAGCGAGAGTTATCGCAACCCACTTATACAAAGAATGGTGCAGGCAAAATCCTAGTCAATAAGCAACCGGACGGGGCCTTGTCTCCAAACCGAGCAGACGGCGTCATGATTTGCTTTAGTGATATTCGAGAGCGAAAACGGAAAAAACCGGCAGGTGCAGGTAGTCGAACCTATTAAAAGGAAAACATATAAAAGGAAAACATATGGCAAAGTCTAAAAAAGACAAAGCGTCAAAGAAGGCTTTGTCTTATGGCAACTTATACACTCAAGAAGCGGTTACTCAATTCTTGGTGAACTTTGGCAAACAGCCTGATACGGATGAAGTACTTCGTAAGGCTGGTAGTACTCGTCATAAATTGCGTGTGTTGTTAGATGATGATGAGATTGCTCAAGTAGTTGAAACACGGATTGATGCATTGTTAGCAACGCCGTTGAGAGTTGAGCCGAATGATACTGACGAAGCACAAAAGTTGAATCAGATATTAAAAGAATGGTTTCATGAAATTGCTACTGCTGCCATGAGTGCACTGTTCTTTGGTTATTCAGTTCAGGAAGCAGTATATGAGCTAAAGCCCGAAGGTTATATTGGTCTGCAGTGGATCGGTGAAAAGCCAATGCAATGGTTTGAGCCTAAGAATGATGGCCGTTTGATTTACCGGCCAGAAGGAATGGTCGCCGAACATGAGGTAGACCAAGCCTTCAAATTCTTCTTGACGCGCCGTAAAGCCACATATGAGCAGCCTTATGGTAAAGCGCTATTGGCTACTCTGTATTGGTTGTTCTTCTTCAAGCAAAACGGCTTCAAATTCTGGGCTAAATTTCTAGAACGCTTTGGGACGCCAATCCTATTGGGTAAGTGCAAAAACACTGACACCGAAGATATGAGTCGAGCGCTATTAAATGCTCATGCTCAAAGCGTACTTTCTATTGATATAGAGGATGATGTTCAAATCCTATCTGCACCAGGAACAAATGGTTCAGCAGGTGCAGCATTTGAATCATTCAATAATCAGCTGATTCGCCAGATCCAGAAAGTTGTACTAGGGCAGACGCTTACCAGTGGAACGGATGGAAAGGGGAGTTACAGCCTTGGCCAAGTGCATGAAAATGTGCGGATGGATAAGCTTAAGTCTGATATTCGACTGGTCACACCAACACTTCAGGCTGTAGTTAATGCTTTGTGTGAGCTGAATGGATGGGGTGAATATGAAGTGATGCTTGGTGAGAAGCCTAAGCCGCTCAATAAAGACCAAGCCGAGCGCGATGTTCATCTTAAAAATGCAGGTGCTAATCTCTCAAATGCGTATTTCATTCGTGAGTATGGATTGCAGGATGAGGATTTGACCGAACCAGCACCACAGCAGTTCAATCAATTCACTGCACTACCAAAGCAGGCATTCAACTTTAAGGCCTCAGTAAACAAGCTTTCACCTGAACAGCAAGAAGTTGAAGAACTGACTGATGGTCAGGATGAATTGCAGCTACTGAAACCGGATCAGGTTAAGGAATTGGTATTCAAGTCTGATAGTCCTGAAAGTCTGGCTTATAACCTGATGCAATTAATACCTGGTGCAACTCAGACTCAGTTCACGGCCAATCTAGATCAGGCTTTGTATGCGGCAGATGTGTTGGGGTATGTGACGGCTCAAAACGGGAAGTAAGCTATGCAACCAGTCACGTTTCTTGAGGCGCTTCGGTACGCTCACAGTAAAAAGATCGTGCTACCTGATGAGTTCTATTCGATGGATCTAAAAACTCGGCAGATAGCAACCACGGTTAGTTTTCTATCGAGTCTTGAGCAGATTGGAGCTGTCATTAAGGCGGTGAATAAATCGATTGCTGACGGTGGTACTTTTAAAGACTTTCAGAAGCTGATTGAAGAATCTGAAATCATTCTGCCAAAGCACTACCTGGACAATGTATTTCGTACCAATATCCAAAGTGCTTATGGTCATGGGCGGTGGCAACAACAGCAACGTAACAAAGCTAAACGACCATATCTGATGTATTCGGCGATCAATGATAGTCGGGTACGTCCTAGTCATTTGGCTCTGAACCGGATTGTTCGGCACATAGATGATCCATTCTGGCTAACACACTATCCACCCATTTCATTCCGTTGCCGGTGCACCGTGATTGCCTTAACTGAGAAGCAGGCATTGAAATACGGCATTACGCCAGATGATCAGTTGCCAGAAGTGGCGGAAGCTTTAGATTGGAGTTCTCATCCTTTACAGTTTGGTGAACTTGAATCACTGGTTGATAAAAAGATCAGTGCTTCATCACTGGATAAAGAATATCTCCTCGAGCAGAAAGAGGTCATCAGGGCAGAATGGACAGCAAGTAAAAAGCTGACCAGTCTGTTTGCTCCGATGGATAATAAGGCTCGGGACCTATTTGATACTGTAGCTAATACGGTAATTCCACTTGATCCAAGTATTCGACCAAGTGCGATTCGTACTTTCTTAGATTATGTGCAGGGCAATGATTCATCGCTGACTAGCTACTTAAACTCTGCCACAAGCTCTCTGGCTGATGATGTACTTAAACGCTGGCTGAGTACCGACATGGCAGCTATTCAGGCTGTAGCGAGTAATACGACTTCAACTGTGATGGGTGCTGCGACACTGCAACAAGTAGCAGCGTATCAAGTTGGGCAGACAGTTCAATTGAATGCGCCGTTGCTGATGGCTGATACAGCTTCAGATATCGCAATTAAGATTGAGAATGCCAAAGGGCTAGGTGTTGATCTGGATATGCTGAATGCTGGGAATGGTGTTCTCATGCCGATGGGATTGTCTTTTGAAGTGGTTTCGATTGAGACGGTTGAAGGGCAAATGGTTTATACATTGAAAATTTTGAGTAATTGAGTTATTAATTGTCAGTTAAATCCAAATAATTAATAACATATCAATAAATATTTAAGGGGAATCATAGTGAGAATCATACCTGTCTTCTTAGTTACATGCCTGATAACTTCATTAAGTTATGCATATGAAGAGCCTATTAGCCGAGGTAAGTGTTTTATTGTAAAAAATAATGCTCCTCAGAAAATTCAAAAATGCTTCATATCCGCTGTAGGCGGTGCAGGTGGCATTATGCGAAGTTATGAAATAGGAAATGACGTTTATGCGAATGAAATTTATGCAGGATCTGAGACTACCCCCGACATAGATAGAGTTGCAAAAAATAATTCTAAGCCATTAGATGCTAAAACCTACTATCGGCAAGATAAAACATTAAAAATTATTAAGAACCCCAGAAACAATGATTGGAATTGCATAAAAGACAGTAAATCAATCTCGAATTTTTGTTTTAAATATTGAATGACAGAGTTAACGCGTAACGTAAGTCATTAATAATGAAATTTCTCAAAACCGTCCGAAAGGGCGGTTTTTTTATGGAGCATGAAAAATGCCAGATCCAAATGAAGAGCGATTGAAGTATCTATTCAATGCTGCGGCAATTGAAGTCCCGAAAGCTGAAGAGGGACAAAAACGGAAATTTAAAGGCACCGCTTATGCCGGTGGTCGTGTAGATGGTCACTGGTATTGGGGACGCTCTGGCGTGGTCTTTGATCTTGATGGTATCGAGATTGATAAGCCAACAGCCTTACTTGAAGAACACTTTGGTTCAAGTCGAATTGGTGTTGTTCAAACCGTAGATACCAACGGGAAGATTGATGTATCAGGTGACTTTCTCACGAATGCAAAAGCACAGGAAATTGTTCAGGACTCCGATGATGGTTTCCCTTTCCAGATGTCCATGATGATTGATCCGGGATCTGTTGAGGAAGTTTCTCAAGGCAAGACAGTCATTGTGAATGGTCAGTCGTTTGAAGGCCCAATCACAATTTTCCGTCAAAACCGCATTCGTGAATTTACGATCTGCTCGACTGGTGCTGATCGCAATACATCAATCAAAGCCTTCTCGGGCAAAGCTAATCCAAACCCAACCAAAGAGGACACAGACGTGACCGAATTAGAAAAAGCACAACAGGCCAAAGAGCAGGCAGAGCGTGAACGTGATGAAGCACTGGCTGAACTGAAACAATTCAAAGCACAGAAACGTGCTGATGAAATTACAGCTTTAGAAAC